TTGATCCTTTTATGGAACAAATAGTGCTTCATGATGCACTTCAACGTAATATTGCAAAAAATATTGAGTTTTTTGGTAATCCAACGTTAATTAGTTCACGTCCTCGCAGCGATTTAGTTGAAGCGAGTGATAGTCAGACTACTTTTAGACCAACTATTAGTAGTCAAAGTGGTTTTGCTGGTGTCGATAGCCCTTCTACACGAGTTAGCGAACCGTTTGGTTCTGCTATGGGCGGTGGTTTGCGTGTACCTAGGATTATTGCCAACGTCGAGCCTTCGGATCGTGTGGGTTATATGACCCCAGATCCTGTAAATGGCGATATGAATCGATATGCCTTACTTCTTCGTGAAGAAATACGAACTGCTTTAGGTGGCGTTGATGAAATTTCTATTTCAGCTGGTGCTACAGCTACCGAAATTAAAGGTTTGATGGGTCGCGCTCAGGCTACGGCGCTTCGGAAGAATAAATCTTTTCTTGATTACGGTTTTAATCGTCTCTTGGAGATGATGATTTATCACCAAGAAACTATTTTTAGAGAATCATTTATAGCCGCAAGCGGTTTAAAACAACCTAAGCCTCCTTTAGAGCAGACACCAGAAACAATTGATAAGTTTCAGGTTGCAAATTTACGTTTTGAAACAAAACTTAATCAGACAATTCAGATTGCTCTAAGTGAGAACAAAGTCCCCCGTGGAGTCATCGGTTTACCTGAAGATGGGGATAGAACTGTTTCGTATCGTTTTCAAGGAGATGTTTACGAGGATACAGCTTATGACGTTAACCAGAAATCTATTGTTGTTCGTAATTTACAAGAATTAGGCGTAGATAGTATAGAAGCGTTAAAATTTTTATTCCCTGAAAAAACTGATTCTGAACGAGCAGAAATGTTGAAGGGATTTCCCTTCCGCATGGTGCAACAAACACAATCTGCGATGCAACAATTTCTGGTATTATTAACTCAGATGTTGCAGTCTCCTCATCCGCTTGCGCCTAACCAACCGCTTGCGGCAGACCCTAGACTGAATATCACTCCGCTCTTATATAGAACATTCGACCACCTCGCGGAAGAATTAACCTACTCGGGTAGCTATGAGCCAGCAGATCCAAGCTTCAATCCCGAGCCCGGTCTCCCCGGCGGTAGCCCCGACGGTAACCTCAGACCAGGGCTCAACCGCCTACCCACAGTGGGTGGCGCAAACCTCTACCCCGGCGGTAGCTTCGGTACCTACAGCCCAACCGCCGTCGCAGGCAACACAGGCTACGGTCCCTTCTACCAACAACCAGTTCAGCCCGTCAACGTCGCAGTTCTCCCCCAACAATCCGTGGGAAGCAGCGATGGGTTCGCTGGAACGAGTTTTATCCCAGATCAATACTCCGTCCCTCAGCCAGGGTCAACAGTCGCCTTACCAGGCGGCTCAGCAACAGGTTACTCAACAGAGCAATCTGAGTTCACAGGTCCAACCCTGGGCTTACCAGGCACAGCAGGTAGCGCAGACATTGCCTACCAACGTCTCACAAACCCAGAATTCCTCGCAGACTTCTACGGACCCGTCCAACGGTCCCCAAGGTCTAAGCGTCGCAACTCAAGCCGTCGTTAATCACTTCGGTATTGAAGCACCTGGGATTTTAAATCAATACGCATGTGCTCTCGAGGACATGCTGATGGATCAAGCCGGGCGTATGGACTCTCTTACTGAGCGCCATAATGCCATGGAGACCATCCTCACAAATCCCGATCATCTAGCTAATTACACTGATCGGTTCTTTACTGAGGTCGTCCCTGTGGACATCGATTCTGACGTGCCTGCTGGTAATCAAACAGCATCGCAAGCTTATCAACCTCGTTACGACATGCCTGCTCCTCCTGCTAATGCCGGTGGTGCTCAAGGCGTAGTTCCTCAACAACAATGGGAAGCTTTTAGCGAAGTTATGAATCGTTCTCCCGAAAACGCTTGGCGTTATTTAAGTCAGATGGGTCCGGAGGCGCTTCGCAGTAAGCTCTTATTTATGGACGCTGCTTAATTTAGTCAAGATTTAGTAAGCTCCCTCGGAAACGGGGGAGATTTTTTTTGCTAATCTACATGTAATAGCAAACTAATTATGCGTGCTTTAGGTTATTTACGTCGTAAACCTAATTTAAACGACAGTCAGCAAGAACCTGTTATTGAAAAACCTATTGAAGTTTCCACGCCAAACTCTCAGACTGAATTGTCTGAAGAATTTGAGGAATCAGTTGATTTAACTTGATTTTTATTAATTCGTTTTTTAATCTCTGCTTCTAATAATTTTTCTGCAGAATTTAGTAATCTTATACCTGCATATCCGCAAATAAATGAGGTCGCTATGGCCTCATTTTTTGTAAGTTTAAATTTTTCTGCTATTGCTGGACTTATAAAAGTAGCTAAAAACAGTCCAACAATTGTTGTTTTAACTAGATAAATTGCTATTTTTGAACGTTTTTGTGGGTGAACGAGAGAATCTGTTAGAGAGCCAGACATACAGGCTATCGAAGTCTCTAAATCTTCAAAAAAAACCGAAACTAACTTGTCGGCACTCAAGTTGTTAGTTGCGGCTCTTTAAAATTTTAACGCAGTAAAATTTATTTATATGCTTGTTTTTTATGGTCTATACACCCTTTACAAATTGGAGATATGACAAAAATTTGTACCATCGTGTGCAGTCTGGTCCGCAACGAACTGGTGATGACTTAAATCTCACTGACACTTATGCTGTTGTTGGTAGTGGATATACTTACCCTAGTGGGACTCAGCAAACTTGGTTTGGTGTAAATTATCAAGGTGCTGATTTTGGTTTAATTCCTGTTGGACCTGTAAATATAAGTGGGTATTTAAATACAGATTGGCGTGCTGTACCTCCTGCTGTTTCTGGTTATTGGTCAAATTATGAGAATGTTTTACCTCATGCTTCTGGTCTTCTTGATACTTATTTAGGTTACAGAGCTCAAGGTTTATATAGCGTAGCTGGTCGTAGTGTACAAACAGCACTTAGTCCTCAACCAGGTTTACGTAATTTCGGGGTTTATACATGGTTTGGTGCTGGTGTTCCTGACAATCAAAATTATGCACCCTTTAAAACACCTTCGAGTAACTCGCCATACGCATATGACGAAAATACCGGTGAATTTGCAGGTAATGGTATTACAGGTGGTCCAGGATCCTTTCAGCGAGTTCGTTATCCATCCTTAACAAATCCCACAAACGATACTTCTGGGTCTCGTGCAGCCTGGGTTTACAATTATCCGGTTTATTGTCAAGTTTTTACTGAAGCTGTTCGTAGTACAGCACCAGGTCAAATGTCTGTAGTTACACGTACTAATTACAGAGGCAAATCAACTCGCTACGTGCCTAATTACGGTTCTGTGTATGGTGTTTTGGGTGAAGGAGTTCGAAATATGATTCGACGTGTAGGTCCAAGTCGTTAAATTAACCACTAAAAATGCGACATAAAAACATAACTGTGTGGTTGTTTAACAGTTAAGATAATTTTGTAGTTTCTTCGAGAACTTATCGATGTTTATCGATAATGATTTTCCGAAGATTCTTGGTGCCGAACTGTACCGTCCGCACCCCGCATACATCGTTGAGATGGCTGCGGAGCCTGTGGTTGTCCATGATTTTTCTAAACAACCTGGTCAGACTGTACAACTGGATCGTTACCGTTTCTTCGGTAATCCTGGCTCCAAAGAATCTCGCGAGCGCACTGCTGAGCAGACCATTGGTACTGCTAACAGCCGTAACATTGTGAAAGATAAGGTGCTGGTTACTCTTAAAGAGTACACCGGACCTGCCGATCCTGCTGATCCGACTCAGCCGAGCACTTTTAAAATTGCTCGCGAGACTCTGATCACTGCACAACGCTTACTGCTGGACACTGGTAACCTCACCACTTTCCACCAGTCGATCGGTAGCCTCACCCTGCTTGACGACTATCGTCGTTGGCGCGATCGGGTGTTCATCAACGAACTCCTGAAAGCTGTCTCCAAAGGTCAGTCGTCTGACACCCAAGGTGGTTATTACTTCCCTGGTGATCTGGCCACTGGCTCTCTGAGTTATACCAACGCCGAACAAGCTAAGTTCGACGTTAAGGATGACCTGCTCCGCGTGGTGAAGAGCCTGCGTAAGCGGAACACTCCTACTTTCCAGGATGGTTTCTATCGCTGTGTTTGCGATCCGACCTTCCTGATGCACCTGCGTCAGAACAGTGACTTCCGTGAAGTCGCTCGTTACCCCGGCAATGGTCAAATCAACCCCCTCATGTCCGGGATGCAGCCCAACGCTGCCCTGTACATGGGTCAAGGGTTCGGCCAAGCCACCTTTGTGGCCGGTGAGCCGATTATGCCCACGGGCTTTGTGTTTGAAGGCGTGCGCTTCTTCGAAAGCACCAACATGCCTACTCAAACTCAAAACGCTACCATCGCATCTACCGCTGCTGCTTACAACGCAGCTATTGGTATTTTCTTCGGTCCGCAGTCCACTGGCGTCGGTATCGGCGGTAACAACGCTCAGGTGCTTCTGAACAACAACGACGATTTCAGCCGTTTCATCATGATGATTTGGAGCCTGTACGCAGGTTTCGAACTCCTGAATGCTGACTTCGTTACCGTTGCCTACTCTTTCGACGCTTGAGGAGGTAACTAACAATGACTATTAATCCTAACCAGCTGTCGGTTACCAAGATTTATCCTGGTAACTACACCAACGTTCTTCGTTATTGGAACGAAGAAAAAACCGTTCAATATAATAATGCGAACGGTGTTTCTCAGAATCTGACGGGTCAACCTGTCGGCGGTCCCGTCGGCGTGGTATTCCAGCCGGGCTGGATTGCTCAGCAAGCTATTGGTTACGTTGACCTTAGCTACCAAGCTTTAGGTACTTCTAACCAGCTTGAGTACTACACCACGCCTTATGGCTCTGGTCAGAATGGTGCTGAGCAACCTTTCTTGAATGCCTCCGTTATCATTCCGTCTCCGGATTTCCATAAGGATATCCGCGCTGACATCACCAATGGCATCCAGGCTCCTTCGGGCGTGTACGTCTATCGCACCTCCCTCCGCGTTGATGGTGGTGATGTAGTGAGCTCCGGCGTC